CTCGCCGAGTCTAAGATCGGCCTTGGTGAAATGCGGTCGAAGTTCAAGGGCATTCAGGGTCCGGGAGGTCAGGCCATCGAACTCAACGGCAGCGAGCTGGTAGCCGCTGGCGAGAAAGAGAAAGAAAAGCTGATTGAGGAGCTGAAAGGCTTCCAGACGCGTCTTATACCCCAATGGGACTAACCATGAAACTGCTGCTTTCGTTATTGTCCGTCGCTATCTTGTCTTCATGTGCTAACATGGAGGAGCGCCGACGGATCAACCAACTCAAACGCGACATGAAAGCCGATGCTGAATCATGGAACTACTGGTTTTCTCCGCCATATGGACACACTAGCAAGCCGTCGGGAGTTGTGCAGCCTATTCATCGGTGAAGGGGCTGAGCTTGGAGTTGCTGCTGGCAGTTTCTCGAATACGATCCTGGCCAGAAGCAAGTGCACCCTGCTGTGGAGCATCGACCGATGGAGTGATCACCACGGACCGAGCGAAGCCATAAGCGCATGTCGGAAACTGGTAGTGCGCGGGAGAGGTAGATGCATCCCGCTAAGGATGTCTTTTGACGAAGCCCTACCGTCGTTTGCAGATGAGTCTTTGTCCTTCGTTTACATTGATGGGTACGCCCACACTGGGCAAGACGGTGGGAGAACGCTGGAACAATGGTGGCCAAAAGTCAAGGCCGGAGGCGTCTTCTCAGGACACGACTATCATCCAACTTGGAAACCAACGGTGGACGCTGTCGACGCCTTCGTGAAAAGGCACGGCCTGAAACTAAACCTTACAGGAGAAGACTCTCCCGGCTTGTACCCGTCGTGGTGGGTACGAAAAGAGACAACCTAGCATTCTACAGATTATGACCGGAACCTTCAATACGTGCGACCATTGCGGAAAGACGGAACAGACACAGACGACAGTCTATGCGAGCCCTGGCTTGATTAGGAGTCAGTGGATCACGGTCAGCAGGGGTCAAAGCGTAGCCGGTGATTTGATACCAGCGGGGGTTTACCACCTTTGCAGCCCCACGTGCTTCTTTCATCTCTCGATCAGATTTCAGGCCGGAAGCATTAAGAATGAAGGGTACAAGCCAGCTGTTGAACTCAAGATACTTGACAAGAAAGAATAGGCGTGTTATGGTATGGGATGCCTAAACTATTCAATCCAGCAGCCGTTGTAAAGGGAAAGTTCCCAACAAACCTCTTCGAAGATAACAGCGCCAGACGCTGCAACCCAGCCGACCTCCGTGGCGGTGACAGGCGAGCACGTATCATCGCGTACTTGACCGAGCTTAACGTCACGGACATCACCCTCTGTGCCGCGATACGCAAACAGCATCACCGGACCGTAGACCCAGAACTCTGGGTGAAGACCGACACTGCCAGTATCATGCTGTCGATCGACTACTTCGAGTTCAAGGTCAAAGATCTGAAGATCTCCCCGAGGATTGCACCACCAGAAAGAGCCCTATCGCTCAAGGAGATTGACACCCTGATCAAAAGCGGAGGCAGATCGATCGAGTCCGTGACACCGCCGAAGCCAGCCGAGAAAGTCCATTCACTGTCCAGACCGGTGCATGTCTTGAGTCCTGCGAGCTTGTTGCCTCCCAAAGAGGCAGAGCCAGAGCCCGAACCTACAAAGACTCCGCTGACCGATGGAGTACCAGCCTCATCGATACCGGTCATCGCCGACCTTCTGGTCGGAGACTTCGGGATTTCGGACATCAAAACTGCGGTCGAGGTGGTATGCAACGGCGAGCCATCCCAGGGTCAGCTGCAGCAGGTCATCCGCCGATTGAAAGAGGGCGGTCACATCACGATTGCCAAGAAGGGTGCTGGCCATTACAGCAAGGTCACGACGGTCATCATTCCCGCTGCCGAGGTGACGCACCGAGTCGTCGCCGAACCTACTAAGCCGGTGCCTGCGGAACGTGTCGCTGAAATCGTCAGTGAAGTGGCTCAGGAAGTCAAGCAGATTAGCGGCGTGCGGTCCAAGAACCTGCTTGATCTGTTCAGTATTCGTGAGTCGCTCCGCCGCGAGAAAGAGGTGATCGACCGGAAACAGGCGCTGCTTGCAAAGATAACCCAGAGAACCGGCGCGATGGACGACATCCGCACAAAGCTGGAAGCGCTTAACAAGCAGCTGGCTGACTATCAGGAAGGACTCGACGAAGATATCGCGGAGCTTAAAAGCCTGGGGCTTGAGCTTTAAAAGGTGGTAGGACCGAAGGTAGTGCGCTTGAAAGCGTAACTGCCGATCGATTCGCGGCCAAGGCGGGTTTCGAAGTCGCTCTCTCCGATGAGGGTGAAGCCGAAGCCCGCCATGTACTGTTCGAGACCTTTTGGAGTCCAGTACCAACAATGCTCGTCCTTGCGAAAATGCTTGGACTGCATAACATCGTCAGGACCGGTGAAGATCGGCACCGACATGAAGATGTAGCCGGTGATGCCCTGCAAAAGTGACGAGTGGTCGTGAATGTGCTCAAACACGTCCCAGAAGGTCGCAGCAAACACGGGTTTCTTGTACGGGTCGAGGTACAGACCGTTGGATTCGAGCCACGCTACGCCGACCGGGTTGATATCGTACCCGAAGGTTGTTTTGTCTTCCGTCCACTGATTGCGCTTTGTGACGAAGTCACCGCATCCAATTCCGACATCAAGGACCTGTCCCTGATAGAATCCGTCCACAAAAGCGATGCGCTCTTTGGCGATTTGCCGACCGAGGTCCGTGTCGGCGTATTTGACGTACTTGTCCCAGTACTCTCCATCGTAGGGAGACTCCGTCACGGGGTAGTAACCGAGCCCAAGCTCAGGGAACCATTGCAGGGTGGCATAGCAGGCTAGCAGGGCTGGGCTCGTGATGATCATGGAGGTGTCTTGGTTTTTGCTTGAGGAACTTCTCGAATGTTACTTCTAAAGAAGATATCGTTTTCGTACATTCGTGCAGCATATCGGTGCACATGCAAAGCTTGTCCGGCATGCCCCACCGTACTGACGTAAGGTTCATCCTGGGGTCGGTAACACGACGTGGAGAATTGTGGCCACCCTGACCACCCAAGATGCAGTAAAGTGGAGTCTGGTACGCGATTGCAACCGGCAAGATCCAACCGACGCCGCCGACCGCCACGGAGGCGTGCTGGGTGAGGCTTAGTAAGTCTTTGATTCCAAGTTCTCCGCACGTGAAGGCTTGATCACATGGGGGAAACGGGGGTAAGAGCCATTCTGCGGCATCGTCGAGATCTGCTACCATGACGACGTGAAAGTCTTTTCTGAGCCGACGCGAGCAGTACTCGATGTACTCTGGGATGGGGTTGCGGGCCGAATTGCACCACTCCTTGCGAACCGTAACAGGCCGGATCAGCGCGATTGGCCTCGTGTCACCATTAAGGCCGTCCAGCACGAGTTTTGGCATCGGGTACTCCGGAAGGTTCATTTTGAACCCGTTCGTAAGAGGCACCGACTTCTCCATTGCTCGGACGATCGACGTACCACGGGCAAAGTCGCGACTCCCGTAGCCAAGTGCGATCTCTCTGGCACTCTTTGGAGCCTCGTGCCAGTCAACATCCGTGATGTTAAGGTTCTTGGTTTGAGTGCGGAGCCGTGTTTCTTGCTTAACGAAGTACACTCCCTTGATGTCTTGATAGATCTCGGGCCACGGAGTCGTGATCCAAACGCTGTGGCCCCGGGAGACTAGCTCGCTTACGAAGATGCGCTGGAAGACGTTGTCCCCCAGACCTTTCATGGAGTGGATCAGGTACTTCACAGGCTACTTTGTTTGGATCGTGAAGTTCTTCAGATGCTTCACCTCTGTCGGCGAAACTGAGAACTCAACTCCCAAAGGGTAGTAGCAAATCGAGTACTTGGTGACCTCGTATTTCTGGACTTCAGCTCCGTTTCGGTCGAACTCCGTGATCACGAAGTTTCCGGTCTTGTTGGTGGTCGGTACAGCCGCACAGCCAGCAAGGACTAGCACCAGAACGAACTGAAGGAATAGCGTTTTCATCCGGACAGCTACTCAATGCCAGCACAAGCAACACCGCCTTCATCGAGGAGGCGTTCCATGTCAACGTCGGAGATAAAGGCACGACCGCCGATGCTGCTCCAGATCTCACCATACGAGTTTTGGATCATGATCCCGAAGTCTTCATCCCATCCGATGCCAAGGTAGGCGTGCCCCATGCTGCCGTGTGACCCGTTGATCACGAGCTTGCCGTTTCTCTTCGGGAACATCATAGAGTCGTACCACGGGGTGCCGAAGACGATCGGGCCGACATTGCAGAGGTATTGCTTGATGTCGTCGATACTTCCCGCCCAGTGGAAGCTTTTGACCAGCCCGAGATTCTTTAGGGTCTGCATACCGGCGCGAACGCTTGTCCCGGGCTGGTCATCCGCGAACTCGTCGATCTGGCGAGCCTTCTTGTAGATCGTGAATGGGTCGGGCTTGGTCTGCATCCGTGGGGCACTGGAAACCAAAAGGGAGCAAGCGTGACCGACACAACTGGAGGTCTGCCCTTGATCCATGACGGCTCCGGGCTCCCAGAACTTCGCAACGAGGTTCGTCTTTCCTCCAAGAAGAGCGCCGAGGGGGAACTTCTTATCGCGTGCGTCTGCCTTGATCCGGTGTCCAAGTTGGTAGTCCATGTCAATACTTATTCATATGAAGATCAAGTTGAAAGAGAGTGTGTCGATCATGGAGTCGCTGCTGCAAGAGTCGTTCCCTCTTACACTTGATACGGTCGCTCCGGATCGCGGCAGAAACACTTGGTGGGACGATCGGGAGCGCGACAAGCTGCATGCAAGTCATGAGTCTGACAAACTATCCAACGATGAAGCCCGGGCAAAGTCCCTTGAGACGTTTGACATTGTGTGGGCTGATACCAGCAACGAGTGGAAGGGTAAGCCTTACCGGATCGGTTGGCAGCGTGGCAAACACGAGTGGACGGATTTTTATGGTGAGATAAAGCGGAGTCACTAGACCACCGCTTTCTGACCGGATATGTCGTTTTTCATACCTGGCCATCTCAATTTCGTGCTCGACGTTTCCGCCGGATCAAGCGGGAAGGGCAAAGTCTCAAGCTACTTGGTGAAACATTCGGGCCAGATGTTGCTCGGAGAGTGTGACTTTTTGATCACGAGTAATAGTCCGAACGCTTCACACCGCGTCGTGGATGGCGAGAAGGACATCGTGTTCAAGAACCTCCCGAGTGGCTCCCTTTATCACGAGAAGCTCAAGGCCGTTTACATCGTCTCCGGAGCCATCATCGATCTCGACAGTCTCGAAAAGGAGGTCGCCCTCATCGGCCTTCCGAAGGAGAAGCTCTTCATCCACCCTCGTGCCGGTGTGGTCCAACAAATCGACATCGACTATGAAAAGGGTCTGTGCGACTTGAACGGTGTCTACACTGAAACTCGCGGTGCCGGAACTCTCAAGACCGGAACGACCGCCTCCGGATCTGGAGCCGTCTTGGCTCGCAAGGTCCTGCGCCACCCGCTCACCAAGGTGGTCGAGGACTACCGGGAGCGGATCGAGAAGATCGCCACCATCGCGCCGGTCGAGGTTCTGATCCTCGGAAGACTGATGAAGGGTGAGTCCGGTCTGTACGAGATCGGCCAAGGCTTCCCACTCTCAAACAACCACCACCTGTTCGCTCCGCACACCACTTCCCGGAATGTCACGATTTCGGCAGCGCTGAACGATGCGATGCTTCCGCCAGCAGTTGCTGGCCGTGTGGTACTCAATACTCGCACCCATCCGATCCGCATCAACTCGAAGAAGTTCATCGGCAAAGACGGCAAGCATCTGACTTGGGAGGATGTTAAGGCCGGGATCGAACACGAAGTCGTCGAATCCTTCTCTGGCCACTGGTACCCGGATCAAACCGAGATCACATGGGAGCAAGTCGAGGCCGACGCTGGGATTACGATCCCGGAGGTCGTCAAGAACACGACTCTCACGAAGCTGCCACGGCGCATCGCCACTTTCAGCAAGCAGGGGCTCAATGAGGCTTTGATGTACAACGCCACCCATCACCAGCCGGTGATTTCCGTCAACTTTGCGAACTTCATCGACGGCGAGCTTTACAACACTCGCGATCCCCAGAAGATTCAGAACTCGGAGAAGTTCTTGGAGTGGCTCCACACGAACGTGCTCAGCAGTGGGTTTGTTCGTGAAGCCAACCCTCTCTTCATCATCGGTACTGGAGAAGAAACTGACGCAACCGTTATCCTCAATGGCGTATGAAAGACGAGGAGTGGAAAGTTGGAGACCGCGTAGCGGTGGTCCCTATTGCTCAACGGCATGGTGATCACCATGTCGACTCACTCGTCAAAACCGGGTACCTGAAAAGTCGTACCTTGCTGTGTTGGGTCGTAGCTCTGGATCAGGAGCACGATGGCAAGCTAACGATGCTTGCCAAGGAGCATCAACTCGTCAAACGCTAGGTCCAAATACAGTGAGAGGGAGGACCCCCGTCCTCCCTCTCTTGGAGTAACCTCCAACTCGGATGCCGCCGAGATTAGGAAACGTCAGATGCCGTTTCGGGCCAGTTGCTCACGGTACCATCAGCAACGCCGATGTGATCGTGACCAGCGAAGCCAGCGCCGGACTTGCCGCCGCAGATTTCGATGTCGAGCTGACCGAGGAACGGAATGCCCTGGAACATCGCGTCGATGGTAGCCTGACCACCTTTGAAGCCAGCGGAGACGCCGGAAACTTCAACGTGGATGAACTTGCCATTGGAGACCACGAGGCTTTTCGAGACGTTGCCGCCGGGATTGACCGTGAACGCAGCCACGAGAGCCAGGCCAGCACCAACAGCGCCGACAGGGTTCGAGGACTCAAACAAGCGGAACTGAACAGCTTGCCCGGGTTCAACACCAGAAGTACGACCCTTGCGGGAGATATTCGTGAAGGAAAGGGAAATGCTCCCAGTCTTGCCGGTGTTTTTGACGACTGCGCCGGGGTACCAGGTACCGATACCAGCTGGAACTGAGACTTGAATGCGTGCGGAACCTGCCATAACGTTATAGGATTAGAGTTGAGTTTGGTTTATTATCTTGAACAGACATCTACTTGCTGCTGATGCTTTCTACAAACCGATGAAGGGCTTTTTGACTAGCTTGTGTTTAGTAATCGTTGGATGCACCACTAAGGTGACGCCTTTGACGGTCGCTTCACAGTCCGAAAAGATGGTGTACGTGATCCAAAAAGTGGAGATCGGCGGCATTCCGCTCGGTATCCCAGTGTTGGGCCTTCCCGGACACCTTTACAGCCCTCATGCAAAGTACAACGGCTACGTTGACGCCAGAGACTGTTCAACCGGTGACATTCTGGTGTGCCCCTTTACCGGCAAAGACTTTTTAGTACCATGAAGATCATTATCGTAGGAAAAGGCGGGTCCGGTAAGGACTATCTGATGCAGAAGTTCAAAGAGCGTGGGTTCAAGGACGCAGTCCTTTGCACCACCAGACCACCCAGAGAGGGTGAGACCGCCGAAGACTACGCCTTTGTGAGTCCTGAGGAGTTCGAGGAGATGGACGGCAACGCACCCGGCAAGCCGAGGACCAGCAGCACGTTCATTGTCCAGAGCCAATGGGGTGACTGGAAATACGGCCTTTCGATCGCCGGGTTCGCAGTCTCGAACGTCATCGAGCTGACACCGCGCTATCTGGCCCAGTTGAGCCCGAATCTCCGGGCTTTGTGCTTCGTTATCTACCTCGATATCGATCTCGAAACCCGGACACAACGCCTGACAAACAGGCATTTCGGAGATTCTTCGTTGGTGGAGAGACGACTGGCTTCGGACGAGGAGCAGTTCGCCGACTATTCCGATTACGACATCCGGATCACTGATCCGAACTTTTGAGCCGCCGGTCGAGGTGCGTGAAGATCGTACTAAACCGATGTCGGTAAATGGTGACTCCGTCCGAGGCTTCCTGCCTATAAGGCCAGAGTTTGTCTCTCACGAAGTCGTAAACACCATCTGGCCTCAGTTCGAACTCTTTCTCTGCTAGTTGATAGTTCCAAATGTTGCGAGTCGTCCGAGCTTCCGGAGGAAGCATTCCGTTGATCACCATCTCGTCCACGATAAAGTGGTTGCCGTTTCTCCGGATCTTCTTGACCGTGGACTTGCGATTCATCTCTATCTCTGCCCGGTCCGCTGCACCGAGTTCCGGCCTTCCGACGCCGTGAGCTGCAGACTTCAGTGCATCCCGGACAGATGGGCTTGCATGAGCCAACAGAGTGTTCATGTTGCCGTGGGATCTGGCGTCCAGAGCTACTGACATCCACTTCCCAACGTAGTCGGCCATCGTGTCGTTGTGGTGGCTCCATGCTAGCATCCGGTCTACTGACATGGCCTTGGACTGGCGACTGGTGTTAGCTTTCCGGTATTCGGCTACAATGTCCCGGGCGAGTTTGGCCCAGACCCCGTCCGTGCTCGTGAAATACTCGACGTAGTCTTGATTCTTCGCCTCTTCAGACTTGTTGAACCAATCGATCGCACCAAGGACTTGAGTGATATCGGCATTGTCTTTTAGCCAATACTTCTTGAGGTCGCGCCGGACCAAGTTGCCGACGGAGGGAGCGTAGTCACCCTTGTCGTCGTACACCCGCCTATCACCATCATCAACACCGGAAAGGTTCAGTAGTGAAGACCGAACAATTCGGTAGTAGATCATCCGCGCATACGGGTCGAAGATCCCGATCCACGCTTGATCGACAATATGATCGACATCGATCCCGGGGATGTCTTCAAGCCCGTTGGCGAAGACCGCGTAGAAGTCCCAGAACTGCCGCTGTGAGATAGTCGCTTCTTCAAGGACAGCCTTAAGGATGGTTCTGGTTTCAGTGAGCGCGATCATTCGTGGATAAGTAGGGATGACGACAGGTTGTGACTATTCGCAAGACTTTGTGACTATGCTTTCTATTGTGTAACCGCAAGCAAACAACCAACCAAAGCTTGTAATAACCCGTAAAACCTTGTAAGTATATGAATGATACCATCCCACCACGTCCAATCCCAGCCCATAAGCGCATCTCGAATGAGTTCCCTCCGTTGAGGTACCGTCCGGAAACCACGAACCGGGCGACCAGAGCTTTCAACATTGCGGTGTACCTCATCAAGCACTTTGACGAGGCCACTGCTGAGAACGTTGAGATGATCAGCACCCAGAGAATCCGCCACGAGATCCGGAAGCAACTCCACCTCCCGGTGCTGTCCATTAAGGAAGAGGCAAATGGGGACTTTCGCGCCAATGGTGATACCATTGGAGGCCACTTCTTCCATCTTGAGACCAAGCTCTCCAACGGCAAAAGTGGTGTCAAGTGTGTCCTTCTGACTCCTGAGAACATGGAGATCGTGGCAACGCATCTCGCTGGTGTCTTCGAGGCAGAAGCCGAGGCCGCGAAAGCCGCTGAAGAAGCTGCAAAGGCTCCTAAAGCCTGGCTCTAGGGCTTGATACAGAAAGGCCCGGGTGGAATACCACCCGGGCCTGACTGCTATGGAACTCGGGACTAATTGCTCCCGGGAATGATGTTGTCGCGAGAAATGAACTCATCGACGTTGATACCACTCGACATCATGGTGACGTTGAGGATCAGCTTTTCAGCAGACTTGGTCGGGACCACGTAGAGCTTGACCACCACTTCGTTGTTGTTGCGGTGATGCGGCGTGTTGGTGTCCTGATCGCACTTCACGCGATAGTCTTCAACAGCACGACGGCCTTTGAGGTTCTCCATGAACGGCTCGATCAGGTTGCGGACCTGAGCCCAGAGGATCGGGTCGTTCTGCTCGAAGTTCATACGGCGGGTTGCCTTCGCGAGAGACTTCTCGATGAAGAACAAGAGGCGGCGAACGTTGATGCGGTCGAGGGCGGACGGGAAGCGCTGAAGGGTGCGCTGACCATAAACCACAACGCCGTCAACAGTGAACTGCATGATCGGGTTGACAGCATTTCCGTTTCCGGGACCGTAGAAGAAGTCCACGTCACCCTTGGTGACCACGTACTCAGGGGAGAGTGCGTTCGGGACCTTACCGCGAGTGATACCGGCGGGAGCGTACCAAGCCTCACCGACGGAGTCGGAGTAGGCAATGACACCCGGAACGATCGCCGAAGGAGGAAGGAACAGATCACGCTTGGTGTACGGATCGTGTTGCTTGACCCACGGGTAGTAGAGGGCGGCACGGTTGGTCGTGAAGGCGGAGTGGAAGCCGGTGTAGGAACCGGAACCATTGTGCCAGTTGACGACTTCCTGAGGAGTGAGACCGAACGGAGGATCGATGATCCCAAGGCAGTCATTGCGCTCGTCAAGAATCGTGATCATCTCCTGAATAACAGAAGCGGTCGAGATCCCGGGAACACACATCAGGTTGATATCGTACAACTCGACGCGACGGAAGTTCTGGAGGCCGGTATGGCGTCCACTTTCCTGAATCGTGCCGATGTAATCGTCGTCGGACGGAGAATCACCGTTGTGGCCGCGAGCATTCTTGAGCGTCACCGTGGCAGCGCTCGAAGAATCAGCAATCCGGACAACCGTGTCTTCGCCCATCAACATTTTCGGGTTGTTGGGGTGCTTGGTGCGGTTGTAGGAGTTGATCGGCTGCTGACCGGAACCGAGGTACTGGCAGTAGATGTAAGACGAGTTCTGGAGAGTCGTCGTTTCGTTGCCGATCACCGTGTCCCAATACCAAGGACTCGTGTTGTCGTAGCCAATCAGGTTGTCGAAGATTTCGACCTGACGGCCTTGGTAGAACACCCGGACGCGTTTCGTGAGGACGCCCTGAGCTGCCCAAGTCGAGTAGCCGAGCGAACCATCAGCATCGTTGTCGGTGCAGAGGTAGAGGACGCCGAGCTTCGGGGAATCGAGGTTTTCGAGAGAAACCACGAACGCACCGCCATCCGTGAGATCGCCATCGGGAATGGTCGTGAGACCGCCGACTTGGATTTCAGTATCGGAAAGGACCGCGACGACCGTCACCGTACCATCAAAGTCAACGGAGCCGGAAACCCGGGCTTCTTGACCGGCGATGAAGCCAGCAGTCGAGAGGACCTCAAGGACGACGTCATCAGCGGAATCCGAAGAGGACGAGGCCGGAGCGGAAGCAGCACTGACAAAGGTCGAGGCAACGTCGTAGTTGACGCCGCGCATTTCACCGGAGCGAACACCACCATTAGCGGCAGTGAGGAGCAACAAGTCAAGCTTCGTGTCAACGGAAGGAACGGACGGCAGAACACCCTGCAGAGGAATACCAGCATCACTTTCGTACGGCTGGCCGGTGCTCGGGTTCAGGTTCGCGAACTGGCCACCGTCTTCGATGACAACTTCGATACCGGAGCGGCTGCCGAAGTTGGCGAAGTCGCCAGGATCTTTGGCCGTGAACTTCACGAGGCGTTCAACCGAGAGGTTTTTACGCTGCACGCCGAAGATTTCAGCAGATCCGGCACCGACGCCATCCGCAACCAGCTCGATCAGAGAATCGGAGGTGGAGGAAGCGGAATAGGTCGACAAGAGAGGACCACCGACGGTGATCAACTTCGTGCCACCGTTGATGATGGTGATGAGGACGTTCTGGGTGGTGGGCTTGCCGGTTTCACTGATGCGGAGGCAATCGCCAACGTTCAGGCCGGTGACGCTGTTCACCACGAAAGAGTAGATGCGACCGCTGGAGTCTTCAGCACCCATCGACACGATCTGAGCAGCAGCAGCTTCGTATTCACGAGCAGTGCGAACATACCAGAGTTGGTTCCCCTTGCGGAGGTAGTTGAGGGCGGCATGAGGACCATACGACTGAACGGTTGGCTCGCCGAAGATCGACAAGAACTGCTCAGGGGTCGTACAAAGGGTCGGAACATTGATGGGGCCGCGCTTGGCGGTACCAACCATTCCGACGGACGTCTGTTGAAGGGCGGCTACGTAATCCGAGAAGTCTCTCTCTTCAACGTAAACGCCGGGTGCTACATAAGATGGCATAAGTGATGGGGATGGTTATTGAATTGGATCAATACCTAGCATCACTGTTGTCAATGCCGCGCTTGCAGGACTTGACAGAAAGAGATTACGGAGGCGACATCACCGGCACGCTGTAGGCTCGCTCGCCCTGTGCGTTGTTGGAGTCAGTGGCCGTTATCGTAAACGTGGCCGTACCCGAACTGGACGGAGACCCTGTCACAACCCCGCTTGACTGAAGGGTGAGACCGCTCGGGAATGTTCCGGCTGTGACTGCAAAAGTGTAAGGCCCAGCTCCTCCGTCGGCGACGAATGTCGTGCCGGTCGATGTGTTTCGTATCCAGTGTGGGATGTCTGGACCAATCGTGATCGGTACAAGCACCCCTTCCCACATAGGGTCGACTGGTTTCCTGATATCGCGCACCTCAAGGGTTTTGATGACAGCACCCGGGAACTTTTCGAGCGTGTCAGCATGACCGGCAATCATGGCAGTGAGACGGTTCGACTCGTTGGACTCGAAAACCACTTTTCTGTTGATCGCGACTGCCTGAAATCTCGGTAGGTAAACCGAAAAGACGATCCTCCACACCATGTCCTCCTGTGGGATCGAATCGGCCTCAAGGCTTTCGGTGTAAGACGCGAAGTCCTCGCCCTTGGCCGTGAGAGTCACGATGTTGTCCGAGGAAAAAGACGCAAGCTCGAAGTACACCAGTTTTGACCGGGTGACCGGAGCCGCGATCACAACTTCCTCACTCACGAGAGCTTTGCGAATCAAGGACCGCTCAGCAAGCGTTATAGCTTCAAGTTCAAGTTCAAACACTGGTACTCTCTCCTTGGTTGAGTTTGGCCCATACCTTCTTGATCATGCTACCAAGCAACCCGGCGCGGTATAGCTTCCAACAAGTGGTGGTGTCACCATCGAACAAGACGCCCTCAAGCCTCGTGTTCGTGATTTCGATTTGCGTACCGACCGGTTTAGCATGCGCCACCATGAGCGCATCGACCGGGATCTCAAGAGTGGTGTTGTCGATCTGAGTGACAGACATCGGCTCGCCCTTTTGGTTCACCCAAAAGATGTAGAAGAACAAACCTTGCTTGCCCGTTTGGGGCATCTGGACGATGACGCAGTTATGGTTCACTCTGATACTTAGCAGTGAAGTCTTCGATATCTTCCTGAGATACGAGAATTGACTCGATGTCCGTGGAGTCGCCGGTTGCTGCCCAAGCTTTCACGGCTTTGTAGATAGAGTCCCGGGATACTTCGTGACTGCGCTTAAGAATCCAGTGGATGAGTTCATAGCTGACAATCTCACGCTTGTGGTCTGCTAGCACCGTGGACACTCTCTTGGTGTTCACTTCGCATTTTTCGATCGTTTTCTCGATGCACTGCATCATGTGAATCACGAGGTGGAATGAGTCCTCGAATGTGAGGCGGTCCACGGCACTGTGTGACATGTCACGCTCTCCCCAGATCTCGACGTTCTCAAGACTGGAGGATAAATAACCGGATAGGAGCCTGGCCATTCCGCACACTTTCTCAAGTTCAACCGGGTTTACTTTGTGCGGCATCGAGCTGGAGCCCTTGACTTCTTCGGTCTTCCGGAGTGTCAGCTCCTTCTGAGAGATCATAAGGCGCAAGTCGATCGCGATCGATGCGAGCGTCCGACCCAAGAGGGCAAGCTCGAACATGTAGCCCGAGAAGACTGTGCGAGGGATCACTTGGGTCGAGGACTGAATCGGTACAAGTCCGAGTCTAAGCGATGCGTTGCGGTGCACGTCGTATTGTTCATCAAATCCTGTTGACAGACCCAGCGGACCGGTGAACTTTCCGAAGAAGTCAAGGTTGATAGTCCGGCTAAAGGTTGAGTTCAACTGCGCGATGTACCGCGACGTCTTCTGGGACATGCTCATCACACCGGCAACTTCTCCGTGTGTGCGTGCTATCACTTCCGGATCGGTGATACATACCCGGTCCGACCTCTTTACGAACCCTGAGGAGGATAGGGCCATCCGGAGCGTGTGGATGCCGTTCCGAACGTGCTGAAAGCTCTCTTGGAAGGCCAGCGAAGTCGCAGTATCGACCACGTCGGAGCTAGTAAGAGCAAAGTGGTACGAATTGGCGTGGTAGACATTGTCCTCCATGCCGATCCATCTGGAAAACGCTGCTTGCATGACATCGACGAAGGCCGAGACATCGTGTTGGACGATGGCTTCCCGGGACTCGATGTCGGGGATGCTGATGTGCATAGCCTCCCAGAAGTCCATACAAGCCGGAGGGGTGACCCGAACACTTCGGTCGTTCATGGCTTTGAGCCAGGCGATCTCTACTTGGTGCCACCTCTTGTAGGTTGCGTAGCGATTCCAGATGAGGCTGATGTCTTGGTCTTTGTAACGGTCAATCATGGGATGGGAGCTTGCTGAACAGGGTAGCCGAGCCCCACAGGACCCAGAAGCTAGCCTCTGTTAAGTAAGAAAGCCCAAGGGCGACCCAAAACCCGCAACACAACGCACAACTCGCCGGGGAGAAAAACGAAGCCGAGCCCCACACTGCCTGATGAAACCACTGGTACGCCCTATCGACGTACTTTCGCGGCACCCTCAGGAAGTCGGACTTGGTGAGGGTGGCAGTGGTGAGCCACGCGGCAATAATGGCGTCTAGTTGCAACATCCAGTCTTCTTGTGGTTCGGGCCGGAGGTATCAGAACAAATGGACGGGTAGCGCCGACACAGCCGCTTTGTAAGCTGAGTAGCTTCAAGGGATTGGTTCATGAGATCGATTCCGAGTTTCTTCTTCTCCGACATTACAAGGTTTAGAAGATCCTCGAACGAGCTGGCACTGCCAGATGCCGGGATTCGCAGCCCGTTGAACTCGTCGTACCATCCGTCGGGTGGAGCGTGTGTCATCGAGACACATACTGTTATATCAAGTCGTTAATAGTCTTGACAGAATCCCGTAGGTATGTTATGGTTTTGCATGTCTGACACACTTGTACCCATCCATAAAGCACCGGTTGACGTAGCCGATAAACTCATCAAGATCATGTCGATCGTCCGTGGATCGACCGACGAGCACGAGATTCAAGCCGCCATGGCGAAGGCTCAGGCTTTCGCGATCAAGAATCGCATCGACCTCGCGACCGTCGAAATCGAGGACGCTGGCGTCACGAGCGGCGAGGTCAGTCGCAACGACGACCCGATCACCCAGATTCGTTTCCAGTCCTGCAAAGGCGACAAGCGTCGGCCTCCTGCCGATAAGTGGATTACGTCCATTCTCCTCCAATTCTTCAACGTGAAGCTCGTCCACAGTGGCAGCACTATCTGGATTATCGGACGGACCAGCGATGCCAAGTTCGGGGAGTACGTCTACTTCTTCCTCAAGAACCGGTTCTCGGCACTGTGGGTGAAGCACAAGCAGGCTCACGGATGTCTGATGGAGCAACGCAACTCCTTCTACGCCGGAATCCACTCTGGCTTGATGCTCAAGCTCATTGCAGCCAAGGAGCAGACCGAGCGGGAGACCTTCGCAGCGATCGGCGAGACGTCAGTCCGCGAGAAGGTCAACCAGAAGTACTCGATGATGGTCGTGACCGAGAAGGCGAAGCTGGAACAGGCTACCAAGGGCTATCACCCTAACCTTCGGAAGTGCTCGACCAAGTGGGACACCAACGTCAACTACCGTGGCGATGACTTCTCGAAGGGGGTCACGGCTGGTCAAGACATTGAAATCTCTCGCCCACTCGGCGACGGGAGCACCAAAGACGAAACCATCGCGGGGATGGTTGAAGATGAAGATTAAACTTACCAAACACAAGATGCCACACGACATCAGCGATCAAGTCCGTGCTCAGCAGGAGGCGTACGGGACTATCAGAAGCCTCGTGAAAGGCGGCACGGAAGTGCGCGGCTCTATTGGTACTGCGTTCATGAGAGCCGGTTTTCAAAACCCTGTTCTGGTTCAGCGCGGCATGACCGGACACTTCAGACTTTTGAACTCTCCGATGCTGGGAAAGAACGCGCTGCTCAGATTCATCATCGACGACGAGCCAGGGCTGAGCATCAACGTTGATGGCGGGTGCGCGCTCCGGCACTTCAACGTGCCACAAGTTGGGCATTACTTCGATGGTCCGATCGTGAGCCCAAAGGGTGAAGTCTTTAAAACCCAGGAAGACAGGCTGTACAAAGACTTGTTGCTTCGAGTCGGAAAGGCACAGCAGATCGTCGGAGGGATGGAGCCTTCTATCCTCAAAACCAGCCTTCTAAACGTGTTGAGAGGGTGGAGCCCAAATGGCTCCCAAAAATTGGAGGACTGGAAGCCATGAGAGAGCGCTTCATCGACAAGAACTTCGACGCGGGCTCGATGGAGTTGATACGCTGGGCCGTCGACACGCTGGACGACTACCGGCGCGGTGGGTTCACGGTCACACTCCGCCAGCTTTACTACGCTGGGGTCTCGACCAACCTCTTCCCGAACAGCGAAGCCAGCTATACTCGGCTTGGTTCGGTGATCAGCGATGCTCGAATGGCTGGCTTTGTGGACTGGGACATGATCGTTGATCGCGGTCGGTCGATGACGGACTTCACGTACTGGGGGACGGCTCGCGACGCGTTCGGAAACGCCACAGAGGCTTTCAAGCTGAACAAGTGGAAAGATCAACAGATGTACGTCGAGGTTCAGTGCGAGAAGCAAGCGCTCGAAGGCGTGCTTCTGCCGGTGTGTCAAAAGTATCAGGTGCCGTTCACGGCCAACAAAGGTTATTGCAGTGCTTCTACGATGTACGACGCCGCGATCAGGGCTCGGGAGCAGTCCCACGCCGGTAAGCAGGTTCACATCATCTATCTGGGTGACCACGATCCTAGTGGTTTGTCGATGTCCGAAGACGTTCAAAGCAGGATGTCTTTGATGTCAGATAGTCCAGTCTATGTCCACCGCATCGGCCTGAACATGGACCAAGTGGAAGCCTTGAAGCTTCCGCCTAACCCGACTAAAACCTCTGACTCGCGAGCCGCCAAATACATCGAGCAGTATGGGAACTCGTCGTGGGAACTCGACGCGGTCAGTCCCCCGATGATTGCTAGCTGGGTATCGGAAGCAATACTCCAGTTTCGAGACGGCTGACTTGATTGAGGAGCTTTGAACGGCCACCAATCGGGGCGATAATCGGTCAATTTCAAGCCTTTCGACGAGTTACACGACTGGCACAGCGGTTGGATGTTCGAGGCAGTGTTGTCACCTTCGATATCCAGCGGAACGACGTGATCGATAGTTAGCTTCGATGCGAGTGACCTGCACTTGAGGCATGAATAGTCGCACAGTTCGAGCATCGTGTTCCACTCTTCACGAGTGAGGGAGTTCGGGACTCGTTTCTTAGCTGCTCGGCGCTTGGCCTTCAGCACTGCCTTACGATATGGATGCTTAGATCTGTAGCGGGCCGAAGCTTCGCGCTGCTTCTTCCTTTGATCTTCCGTTATTGGACCAAGTATCTCGCGCCTCTTCTTCGCTTTGGCTGAGTTCCACCCGGGTTGTCTACTCTTCAGGGTGAGCTTCGATGATTCGAAGCACGCGTTGCATTGTACCCACGGTTCTTTTTTCGCGTCCATGATCTTCAAGCCATCCACAGCGCCACAAGCGCACTTTCCGCCCAGGGACTGTATCAACTCGACCAGCTTCTTAGCGTACGATCTCGCAGAGATAGCTTGCTTGGCGGCTTTGTTCCGGACTGCCCACTGCCGGTTGGAGTCCTTGACTTGTTCGTATCGTGTCATATCGAGACAACTACGATCATCACCAAGAAATCAAATACTTGACAAACTGATAGGTCTGTGTTATCCTTCGACATGAACAATCCCGACATCACCAAGCGCTTTTTCGCCGTCACGGACGCTAAGACCAAGTCCACGGTGCTCAAGGCCATCGCCAACCACTACGGAATCTCGCCAAAAGAGGCTGAGGAAGAAGTGACCGGCGACGGAGCCGAGAGCCTGTTGGACTACCTGACTGGTTCGACTCGCACCGCTATTCACGTCCTTTTTCAACACCACAACCTCGCCTGACTTATGCTTTGCCCACACTGCTGTGAAGTCCAGCCCGTCAGACCCATAGAATTATCGACCGGCACCCTCTTCATTGAGACGGCGGGCCGGAAATTCGAGGTCAAGTTCATCTGCACTGACATCGAGGTCGCCAACACCTTCTTGGCGAAGCACACAGAAGTGGCCATGCTGGCCCAAGATGACAATGGCCTGATCTATCTGGCCGATATCAAAGCCGCCTCCAAATGATCACCACCTTTAGCCAGTCTTCCCAGATGAACCACAAGCCGACTGAACTGCCGATCACCAGATACGCCGTGGACTTGCTCCCAGGCCATCAGACGTTTGGACACCCGCTGGACTTTGTCCGGTTCTTCCCGAAGATGGGGAATCGCAGGCTCGGGGTCGAGTTGGCGCTCTCCAGCATCGGTTTGCCATTCCAGAAGATCGAGTATTACTCGCCAGACTTCAAGCATCGGTTTGTGAACTACCATGTCCACAAAGGTGCGAATCCGTGGTCCACCAAGTACGTCTTCGACGCTCACTACGACGTTTTGAGACTCGACGTTGACAACTTCCAAGACAACACGTCGTCGGTGATGCAGCTGCTGTTCTTGCTCTCTCGGCCTGAGTTCGTCGGTTCGGTGGTCTTCTCGGATGCCGAAGAGGTCGTGTCATATGCCGTCAGTGGAGCCAGAGTAGCAGCGGAGCACATTCTCCACGATCGAAGAGAGGAGCGTCCGAAGGACCTCGATAGCAGCTGCTGTGAATGCGACGACCTCACCAGTGAGGAGCTTTGCCCTTGGTGCGATCGCGAGACGTACTGGAAGCTTAGTAAGCCGATCGTTGCGTGCTTGGAGCTTACCGGCATCGGGTCTGGCATTTGGACCACTCCGGAAGCTCCGGAAATAGGACAGAACTGGAAATATCCGTGCCCAATCAACAACTCGGCGTGGTACAAGCGCACCGGAGTTGAAAGCTTCTGCGTCGGGGCACTCCCGCTCGACCACAAAGAAGCGTGGGACACGTGGAAAGTCTGCCACCAAGAGTCCGACACCTTCGACAAAGCAGACCGCGACGGAATGCTTTCCTTCAACAACTGGTTACTCAAATTATCCCTAAGCAAATGAGCATGAACGTCACCCTGCGAGAACTGGCATACGAGTCCGATTCTGACACCCTGGCCCCACAAGCCGAGGTAGTCGCCGATTCTTGGTGCCTGTGGCTGTGGCGCGACATCATGGAGATTTCGGTCGAGCCGCCATGCCCTGTTGAGATGGACGATGATGTCTTCTACGACAATCCAGCCGCCGAAGATGTCACCCTCGCGGTCGTGAAAGCCGGTGACTTGAAGGGTGAGCACTTCCAGCTTCCGGAGTGGCATCCAGACCGGATCGCCCACGGCAAGAAGATAGAAGCATTCGTCGAAAGCCTGTCAGACCATACTTTCATCTTAGCATCCATCGGATAACCTTATGTACACAATCGCACCCCTTAAGTGGAAAAACAACGCCTCCCACGGTCGGAAGACTGAGGCCAGCGTCGGATTCGGCACCTATCAAATCGTTCACAGTCAGGAACGTGAGATTGGCTCTCCGATCAAGTTCACCCTGAGATACCTCTTCACGGAGCACTTCGACGAGGGTGACCTTCTGACCATTGAGGTGCCATGTTACAATCGCCACAATGAGTCGGTGGCGTTGCGGGAGCTTCGGGCTTTGGCGGAGTCAGACTGGAAAAAACGTCTGCTCAAGGCCAAGATTCTCAAGCGCGTCAAGATGCCGGTGTTCAAGAGCTTCGTGTAGTTACTTGACAAAGTGACACTTGTGTGTTAGGTTTTGGCATGAACGAAACCTACACCATTCCGGAGTTCCGAGTCCCAGGGTTGCAAGAGCAACTCGCCAAGCTCACCAAGAAGGCCACCAAGCTCGGAGTCGCTCCGATCACGCTCCAACTGACCGGCAAGTTCGAGGACCGGCTGCTCAAGCGCCCTGACAACGGCGAGAACGTCACGATTCGCTTCGTCGAGGTGGAGGTCACTGGCGAGACCCCTAAGATCGCTGGATGGTCCTTCGGTGCTTCCCTTGAGGAAACAGAGGGCGGTACGGTGATCAAGAAGTCTCCCGACTGCAAGGTCGATCTGGCTCAGTTCGCGAACACTCGCCACCATTGCCAGCATTGCAACGCCATCCGGAATCGCCGGTCCTCCTACGTCTTGGTTCACGAGAACGGCGAGTTCAAGCAAGTCGGCAGCACCTGCATCAGCGACTTCTTGGGTGGCGTCGACCCCCACATGCTGGCCAGACATTCTGACTATGCGTTCGCCTTCAACGACCTCCTCTCGATGGCCGAAGAAGAGGGCAGCACAGGCGGCGGCGGTTTCAGTGATCGTCACCTTCGGGCCAACCTCGTTGAGTTTCTGGCCTATACGAGCCTTTACCTCGGCACTTATTGCTACGTCAGCCGCGCACGGTCCCGCGAAAGCATGGAGACCAGCACCGCGAGCCTCGTCAACGACCGCGTAATCCGCCACCCTAGCTCAATGAGCCAGAAAGATCGGTCAATGTGGAAAGGTCTCGGAGACATCACAGAAGCCAACACGGCGGAGGCGGAAGCTGCCATCGAGCACGCTATCACGACCATCACCCCCAAGGTCGAAGCTGGCACCGCCAACGACTTCGAAATGAACCTCCTGACGGTTGCCCGCTGCACCACGATCACGATGGCGATTTCTGGTATCGCTACCTACTTGGTCCCGCATTATCGCCGCAGTCTGGAAGATCAGGCCAAGGTCAAGGCTGGTAGCGAGTACCCTGCGACCTCCCAGTACGGTGAGAAGGGCAAGCGCTACAAGAACATCGAGGTCGTTTACCGCAGTTCGTCTGGCTGGGATAGCGACTTCGGGTACACTTACCTGCACCGCTTCTGGGTTGATGGCAACCTTCTGGTCTGGAAAACCGGCACCGAGGTCGATGCCGACGAGAACAGCAAGGTCTTGCTTACCTTCACGGTCAAGGACCACACGGACTACAAGGGCACCCTGCAAACCGCGATCACGCGGTGCGTGGTGTCAGTTCCGGCGGAAAACCCGTTCTGAGGTCTTCACGAGGCTTTCGAGTAGTTTCGACTCTCCTAGGCCCAGGTCCAACTGCTGACGAACTTGGAGAGGCTCTCCTGTGTGTTCTAAATACCACTTCTCAAGTTCGGCCTGCTTAAACTTCTTGGTCGTGAGGAGACCGAATGCTCGGCGTCGGGGTTGTAGGCTTGTTCTTGTTGGCTTAGAGTCTCGTTCTTGCCGATAGCCGCGATGACATCGTCCGGCTTGCCAGTCCCCACTGCTCATTGCGACTGCTCATGCCTATACGTACTATGGTATGAGACTTGGCCGGTCAGGCACTGGATTTGCTTTGTCAAAGGCTTCGAGAATGGACTTAACAACGGCTTGGCGGCTCCCGAAACCGTGGTCGTCGAAGCTGTGACGGTTATCATCCATCTTGCTCACTACGGCATGAATCCGATCTGCGTGATGTTTGTCGAGAGCATCCGCATAAGCGGAGATGCGGTTCTGCAAGGCGGAGATATCGTCGTCAACAAGTTCTAGTTTCATCCTGTACATAGAAAGCGGGCGACCCTTGTGAGGTCGCCCGCAAATACTAGTCCTTATGGGACTGCGATTCTTTAGACTGCACCGAACTCGTTCGTCATGTTCGAGAGCTTCACCTTCGCGTAGTAACGCGAGTTGATGACCTTCTTGGCGTAGCTGGAAGCCATGCCCTTACGGTTGATGAAGTCGTCGAGAGTGATCGTCGGGGTCGAGAACAGGAGCAACCACGGCGCGTAGATGTAACCAGCGCGGGTGAAGTCCTTGCCCTTGTAACCCATCAAGCACTCGTTGATCGGGAAGTGAGGATCACTGTAGACCTTGACGCGACCCAGGTTACCCAGGTAGCAAACGCCTTCGATTTCAGTGAGATCAGCATCCGTAGGCTCGAACTGAGGAAGCGTCTCGATGACGTTCGATCCGTTCATGCCAGCGACCATCCAGTTTGCACGGACACGGTTGGTGGCGCGGCTGATGTACCCGGAGGCAGTGACCATCGCGTCAACAAAGGTGAGCTTGTGCTCGCTGTAACCGATCGTCGATCCCGTGGGGATGTTGGCCGACCAGTTCACGACACCAGCAGAAGCGCAACGACGAAGATCTTCAAGGATTTCGCGGTCGATTTCCCAGTTGATGTTGTTCGTCACCGCAGTGCTCAGAAGGGACTCAGCGTTGACGCTATGGAGGGCGTCAAGGATCTGAGCAGCTTCGGTGCTCCAGCGGATGCGCATTTTGCGCTCCTTACAGTAGACGGGAGCGTGCTGGATCTCGATGTCGAGCTGTTGAGCCTCGCCATTGAGTTCCGTGTTGTAGTGGTACGACGCGGTGAGGTTGTCACCATCGCTGAGACCAGTGGCGGAGATCGCGGAAAGGGAGATCGCACCAGTGGTGTAATCGATCGAACCCTTAACGGTCGAAGTGCCGGGGAGGACGAGGTTGCCGTTGGCATCGTCGTTGAGAGCGACCACGCCGTCTTCACCTTCAAGCTGAACAGTGCCAGCGATGACGGGAGTGTAGGACAGGTTGCTTTCGGCGAGGGTGGTGCCGGAAATCGCGCCGATGGACTCAGAAGGAACGAAGTCGTCCGAATCAGAGTTGCGGTCAGATTTGCCAGTGCGGGCATCCCACACTTTGGAACCACGAGGGACGTTGCCCTTGTCTTGGCCGGTGACGATGTTGAGGAAGAACACGTGACCGGAAGGACCTTCAAGGGGCTGAACAGCCACAAGGTCCTGAGCGATCATGTTTTCCGCGACGATCGAGATCAGCGGGAATGCGTACTTGTCGAAGTTGCCGACAGTCAGCGAGGAGGTGGATTCATCCATCTGGGAACGTTCCAGACGGTAGTTTTCAAGCATGTTGGCAACAAGGGCTTTGGTCTCAGGGCGCGAGATCCCTTCAACCATTTCCTTCCAGCCTTTTGCTTCCACCAACGGTTGCTTCGAAGTGATCTGCATGGGGGCTTCAGCAAGCTGAAGACCACGTTTGATCATTCTGGCGATATCACGAGGATTGGCTCTCATCTTATTAATTGGATAGCTTTTTTGGTTTGGGTGAGGTCGTTGGATTAACCGTGGATGCGGTTTCTCTTCACGAATTGCACGGCACTGTGGGATTCGGCCAGATCGGAGGTGTCGGGAGCCGGTGCAGCGGGTGCAGGCTTATCCTTACCTTCGGTCAGCGTACTTGGCGCAGGCGCGGGCGGGTTGGTGGACTCGGCCAGTTTCGGAGTACCGGCGGGAGCGTTTTCATTGACCACGGCGACGAAACGTTTCCAGGTCTTGCACTCAGCCAACTTAGCCTTGACGGCTTCGAAGAACTTGGGTTTGGAGATCTGGAGGTTGCGGGTACCGGCTTTGATCATGTCGGTGTTGTACTTCGCTGCCAACTGCTCAGCAGCTTCCTTGTAGTTGTCACGCTCCTCGGTGAGGCGGGCGACGACTTTCGATTCACCGAGGTTGGCTCGGTTACTCTTGTTGCGCTCAAGCAAGCGCTTGGAAGCGAAAATGAGGGCGCGGTGAATGGCCTCAAGCGCCATCTGCTTCTTGACGAAACGGCGGGCGTTGTTGCGGGATTCACCGAGGTTGGCAGGGATGTCGTCCACGAAATCGGTTTCGGGGTCGGCAGGCAGCTCTTCCTCAGGACCAGAAGCGGCGAGACCTTCCAGCTCAGCAACGAGCGCGGCGGCTTCTTCGTCAGTTCCGTCGGTGAGTTCCTGAATCGTGGCGGCAGCATCACCCAGAGCGTCGATGACGTCAGGGGGAAGAGCGGCGTCGATAGGACCTTCTTCCACAGGCGCATCAGGGCCGGGGGCAGGAGGTGCTTCAGGACCCGGGGCGGCAGGAGGAGCAGGGGGAGCTGCTTCTTCGTCCACGTAGGATTCGAACTTGTTGAGACGAGTCTGGAGATTGAGTGCTTCGGTTCTAAGCGAAGTATCAGACTCGGAGATCGTGTCGATTTCCATCCGGAGCTGGGACGCTTCATGGAGCAGAGCCGCTTTGTCTGAAGACTTCATGCCTTCGACGCGGGTTGCAGTGAGGCGAACCACTTCAGACTTTTTGCGCATCAATTCTTGGAATTTGCTCATGGGTCGGTTTTTGGTCGATTCGGTTTGTGTTTGCGGCTCTGGAGCTGGCTTGCTTTTCGACTTCCGAGGGAAGTAAAGAGACAAGTTCATTTCCGAGATTGTATTGGAGACCGTGGCCTTCTGTTCGGCGAGGACGGCTCCGATGACTTTGTTGGCTTCTTCAAGCGCTTTGCCAAGAGACTCTGTAACATTGCCAGTCACGACGCCACCGCCGATAGAGGCTTCACTGATGAAAAAGGTGGGGCAAATCGAGCTTTTATGCTCGGTGATCCGGACGCCGCCGATGACTTCTTGAGCCTCGTTGATAAGCGCTCCGGCGAGTTCACCATCAGCAGTTTCGGCGAGGTCTTTTTCGGACTTCACGAAAGGGGTCGGGGTGTCGTCGCACTCTTGGACCTTGTGAGGAGGAACAGAAGGGACGACCGGGACGGTACCGGAATCGGTGGATTCGACGATCGGGGCGACAGCAGGAGCGCTTTCGACCGTGACGGTGACCTTAGGGCGGGCACGACCGACGGATGGATTAGTAACAACGTCCCAAGTGTCAAGGTCGAAGTCGTCCTCGACGATGCTGGTGCCGCTGCGTTCGATCACGTTACCGGCTCCACGGCTGGAAACGCCGAAACCAAGGTTGGCTTCAAGCAGAGCTTCGAGGTCTTTACCGGCGGCGGTGGGGACGGTTTCGTAGGTACCGATGATGTCGCCTTCGACGAGTTCACCACCAGATTCGGAGATTTCCTGAGCGGTGGCGAAACGGGCTTCCGTAACGACGTGCGAAACATCGCTGATTTTGGTCTGACCATCTTCAGGGTGCTCAAGGACACCGAGGACGGAGCGGCTCTTCAAGCGCTCACTGAAAGTAGATCCTTCGGCAAAAACACGACGCCAAAGGGACTCAGGATAAATGCGCTTGTTGGCATTTTCGTTGATGTAGTTTTGAAAAACTCCGGTGACGGAACGTGCCGTGTAGGTCCGGCCAACGTTCTCCACCAGCTTCACCCCGGCAGGGTTGAGACGAACAAAGTCTGACGTCTTCCTTTCGATCAGCTGTGACTTCCCAGTGAGGGGGCGAAAGAAGAAGGTTTCGGTGAGAAGCTGTTTAGGCATGTAAGGACAGCTAGGGCCTTACAGATTGACAGCCTGACTATGCAAATCAGAAAAGGTTGACAGCCACAGATTGACGTCAAGCTTTGGTAGGAACGACCGCGTCCGGATCTTTGCCCCAGTTGTCGCACCACTTCACTCGGATCATGGTCTTTTGGAAGTTGTAGACGTATGATAGGATATCGTCGAGCCTCTCCTTTGGGAAACCCAGGGCAATAAGCTTACCCGGGAACTCAGGCCCATCGTTGATGATGGTCTTCGACGATCCATCGTGCCGGATCACCTTGAAGATCTCGGACTGTGGCAGTCTCCGAAAGAGGTAACACCCGGGAGGAGGGAGCTTGACTTCGGTCGTGAACTTATAATAGTCGTCATCGGCCATTCCCCAGTTCTTGAGAATCGCGAACGCGTCTGCCGGGTTCTCAAACTTTGGAGGCATTAGTTCTCGATCGTAACCTCTGTGAAGAGAGTCGTGAAAGCCTTGGCAGTGGAGTGCTCCCGGATCGGGAACTTGCCGTTGTTGACCGCGAACTCAGCAAATGCACCGGCATATCCCTGCAAGCAGGAAAGTGAGCCGTAGGCGGAAACCAGAGGGCGAAGGCTGAAGGACCGAAGTCCGTGCATGAAATCGGAAACTGGAGGATAGTTGTTGAGGTCGATCGCAGCGAGGCCGGTCGGGCGGATGCCGTTTTTCACGAGGGCATTCGTGATGTGAAGAGCGACCAGACGGCCAACGGCTTCACCAACGGACTCGATGACTTGGCGGAAAGTGTGCTTTCCATCGAGAAGCTTCACGATGCGAGCGACCGTGGCCTTGCTCGGCTCGACGGTGAGATTGGACCACCGGATCTTGTTCTCCGGGGAGACATTGAGAGCCCAGTGACGGGCACCAATAGCCCAGTAAAAGGACCAGTCCGGGCGGTCACCGGCTTTGAAGTTCATCGGGTAGATCATGACGTCGTCACCATCAGCCACGTATAGAGACCGCTCGGAGGACGGGGATGCTTCCACGAACTTGATGGTCGACAGCCCTTGAAGAGCTTCTTCAACTCCGAGATCAGCCAGGTTCGACTGGATGTCCGGGATCATGGCTGCGAAAGCCTGAGTACGGCGCATGAACTCTGGATCAGAGCCGTTGTACTGGGTTGGGATTTTGCTCATGGTTTAGGCGAAAATGCGGTCGATTTCCTCAGCACCTTCTTTGGTGGTGAGCTGGTCAGTCTCAGCGTCTTGGATTCCGTCCTCGATGCGTTCAGGATCAACGAAAGCAACTTTGCCACCATCGTCCTTGATGGCCTGAACCTTGATCGGGTGACCGTCTTTCATCTTGACGACTTCCTCACCGGGCTTGAGTTCTTCGGCAAGGCGAGTCTTCAGGGCGACTCGTTTCCATCTCTCGGCCAGCGTAAACGCTCCAGCCGGTCCGAGACGGAGGATGCCCTGCTGCTGACCACGGTTGATCGCGGCCTCTGTGATACCGAGCTTCTTCAGGCGAGTGGAAGTCCAGTTGCCATTGAGTTCACAAAGGCTGTAAAGTTGGGCGGTTGGCGTCATGTCGATACCTACTCGGTGAGGAGCAAGCCCGGGAACTGTTTCGAGGTACTTGACAAGACGACATCTGCGTGCTACTTTTGTACATGAATTGCCAACCATACGAACCGAGATCCGTTAGAAGCGAGCGCTACTGGTCAAACCTCTCCGAGAAGACCGGCATCCATCAGACCGTTCTCCGGAAAGCAAAGCTCGATTCCTGCATCTGGGAAGCCAGCCGCTTTGCCGACATGCTCCTGAAAGAGGACCTCAAGACCAAGGAGCCTGAACTGTTCGAGACCAACATGTCGATCGAAGAGCTTGATGCAAAGCTTGAAAAATCTCGGGATGCTGCTCGTGAGCATGACGACATGGACCTCTTGCATTATAAACTCAAGCAGCTGGTTGAAGTCGGCGATCAGTTCCTGAACGATGAGACGAAGACTTACCTGTCCGGCGGCGAGTACATGACGGCTGGAAAGTTCTACCTCATCAAGACCGTTTCAGACGACAGCGAAGGAGTTCCAACGGAGTTCGGCTTCACATCCACTTGCAACATGGTCAAGGAAACCAATTGGGGAAATAGTCTCGGACTCAAGAGCCTGTGGCGCGGTGGTAAGGAAATCTGGAACTGGTACACTGCCTACTTTGAAAGCTACGCGGAGCGGCACCCAGAGACTCCAGCCGACAAGCTTGAAGAGCTTCGAGTTCATTGTGCTGGTAAAGCGGCGGAGTTGCTCGCGACCGCTACCGAGAGCCCCCTATAAGGACTCCAAAAGCTTCCGCAGGACCACGACCGATTCAGAGGTTGTTGTCTTTGCCGTGTACTCGGCAGGAGTCATGCCGCGATCGCTGGCACGTTTACCGGCAGTCCGCGAACCCATCCCGCCACTCGACAGCTTGCGCTTGATCACGGCGTCGAGGTGTTGTTGTCTGGCAAGTTCTTTCCAATCGGCGTCGTACCCTACAGTCTGCTGCTTGTTGATAAACCGTGCCAGAGTCATGAAGTCGTTCTCGTCGGCGACGAAGTAGTCCTTGACGTCCTGTCCGATCGACTTGAGCATCGCCACTATTGTTCCACGGAAGTCAGCAACGTCTCCTTGCCAGAATGTGATGACCTTGCTATCAGACCAGACTCGACCGGCCAGCGTAGTAGGGGTCCAGTCTTCGAAGTACTCATCCTGTCCGTCAACCTTTTCGCTTATCACGAACATCTTCCACATCTGGTCGTGTGGGACATTGGCTTTCACCTTGGAAGTTTCGGTCTCCTGCTTGAATCTGGGGGACGGCTCCATGCTCATCCAGTATTTCAGGTCGAAATGCGATCCGAACTGTCCGATTACGAACGTGTTCCCATTCATCACGAAGTCCCAGGCGTCGGCGTCGTTCAGCTTCAGCTTCTCGCCACCGGGCAGGAAGGCTTCATCGGGGCAGGAGAATCCCTCGTCGTAAGACTCGGTAAGGGGTTTTGAGGACTTGCCATTATAAACCCAGTCCACGAAGTCTTCGACCGTCATGGCCTTGCATCCGAGGAAGCCTTTCCAGCCTTTCTCGTAGTGGTCGTGATAGAGGTCGATCGCTTCTTCTTCAGAATGGCAACCAAGGACGCACTTGTGCTCGTCGAACTTCTTGGTCTTTGGATCGACTTGATCGACGATGTACACGACTCCGGACGACAGTTCCGGGCCGATAAAGACGTCGATATGATCTCCGTCGGCTTCGGACTCGGTGCCGTTCACATAGCCATAGTCGGCCTTCATGTGAGTCTGCCACTTCTTGCCGTCTTTGCTCTCACCACGGCGGGTTGATCCGGCTGGGTTTTCGAGCGTGATCTTGAGGCCGTTCCACTTGAAAGAACCCTTGGCATAGTTGCCGGACTTCTTCTGTGCTTCAGACGGGTCGGTATTGGTGTCCTTGCGGGCTTGCTTGAGAGCCTTGGCTACGGCGTTCCAATCTGTTGCCTCGCAAAAGAGACCACGGAAGATCGACTTTAATGAGGATTCGTAGGGGTTCACAGGCCAAGCTCTTTTGCAATGTCGCCGGACTCTTCGGGAGGAGGACCGCCCTCTTCACCTTCTGGGGCTTCAAGGCCGGGATCTTCGCCACCGGGTCCGCCTGGAGCTTCTTCACCGGGAGCGCCGGGAGGTGCTTCGTCTCCCATATCGCCCATGTCTCCCATATCGGGAGCTTCATCGACCGAGATGTTGTTGTGGAGCTGCATCATCCCGTCAGAGAGCTGCATCATGTACTCGTGCAGCTCACCATGACCGGTGCGACCTTCGAACATCGAGTCGAGTTTATCAGCCAGGAGCTTGATCCGGTTGCGGAGATCAACGTTGGATGGGCTGTCCTCCTTGCGGATCTCGAATTGCTTCATGGTCCCAGAGAGAGCGTCAATGAACAACCGCTCCGAAGAATCCGGAGGGAGCGACACCATCTCATCAGCCTTGCGCTGCAGGTACTGGTTGGCGGAAAGCCAAATGTCGTTGTAACTCTTGACCTCCTGCTCAGACTCAGCGAGACGAACAGGGGCCGGTTCCCAGAAGTTGCGAGGCGAAACCCTCACTGATGCCTTCAGACCGGCGCGAGCAGCTTTGGACTGTTTCTCCTTGAGCTTGGATTTGTCGTTCAGCTTGCGGTAGTAGTGTTCGGCGGACATGCCAACACCTACTAGACTAAAGTACAACGATCAACCTCACTCGGTTTCGCGGCTGCACCGGTTCCGATCCTCTTCAGGACGATGTCGTAGTTGATCGTTACTTTCCCTTCCCGCTTCACGGAGTTGTACTTGGGAGTCCAGTAAACAAGATCGGCGGTCCACCAAAGAAGGTCACCCTCGCTGACGCATCGAGCCTTGGCAGTCCTCTCGACCAAGATCCCCATCGTATCGTCGTCAGACTTTACGTTGATCCAAACGGTGTTGGACTTTTCATGGACCTCTGTCTCAATTACCTTGCCTGATGTCATATACTGTGGAGAAAGCCCCCGACTATGACATCCCGCCAGCGCCCTGACCACCCCAAGGCCACGATCCACCGCCGACTTGGAACTCTTTCGGAGTCTCGTCGTTGATATAGGAGTCTTGGTCTTCAGCGCGGTCGAGTTCGTCGTCTTTCTTCCAGACGATTGCCTGTCCGACGGAGTTGGTTTTGCAGTCGATGAGCAGCTTGGTCTTATTGGCACCGAGTGCGATGAGGCTGAAGAGGTTGTTCCCAAGAGTGTTGACCGAGATAGTCAGCAAGCCACCGGAGGCGACCACGACGTTCGTATACCCGACCATGTCAGCATAATCGGTGTCCCCAGCTTGATCCTCCTGTGGTTGCTTACGACGGCAAGCTTGGATCTTGAAGTTTGCAGACTTGTCTCCGAGGTTGCGTAGGATCAGCGTCATGACGCTGCCGGTAGCGCCACCAACCGATGACGGAGCGCTGTGCAAACCGGAATGGGACTGCAACAGGATCTTGAGAAATGACGCGCCGGTCTTGCGAACAAACGCGATTTCAGAAAAGTCGTAGGTTGGGGAGATCATGCTGATACGTAGGATGGTCGGCTCAGTTACCAAATACCAAGGGGAGGTGGCGGAAAGTCGTCATCCTCCTCATCGTCTGGCTTCTTGGGGTCTTCTTCCTGCTCCTTGGGGGTTTCCTTTGCAGCTGGAGGCTTATTCGCAGTGTTGACGGGTTTGCCGCGAGTTGCGTCAAGCTCTGCACCCGCTTTGATTTTCGGGGGTTCTCCAGACTTCTTGGCGGGCTTGGTCGGCGCGGACTGCTGGTCCTTGCGGAGGGTACCGACTTCACGATCGTGCTCACGAGCAGACCTCGATAGGATATCCTGGAACACGCAGAGGTGTTTGCAAATACCGACGAGGTGTCGCGGGTTGGTGTGGTTCGGAGGATCGTCGGTGGCGTCAAATCCGATGCCGGTAGGCGTGTGACTGGCACCGGAGCGGGCCAGAACCCAATGCCACTTGAACCGGAAATCCGGGCAGCTGCATCCAACCTGAACGTCTTCGTCCAGCTCCGTGTTGGCGATGAACCGGATAGCCTTCTTGAACAGTCCTCTTTTGGTCTGTACGAACTTCACGTAGCCACTCTGGGCCATCCCAGTAGTGTTGCGGTCGGCACGAGAACGAAACCTGAAACGGTAGATAGGGCTTCCATCGGTGTCGAGACCTAGCCGGGGCTGGCGAACGATCACAAATCGAGAATTGGTCATGCGGTCCGGGATTGACATGTCGTACAGCCAGCGACCGTGAATACGGCGCATACCACCGATCCGGTATCCTCCGTTGTGCGAGGTCTGGCGGAGGAGTTCCCGGAAAGTCATCTCATTGATGGGCTGCTTCGACTCCTGCATCTCGGCCTTCTTGTCTTCACCACTCAGGGCCGCGAACTTGTGAAACGCCATGTCATCCCACCCCATGTCCTCAAGAAGCTGCCGGTGTTTCGATTCTGCAAGGGCTCCGATGACGGCGGAGAAGAGAGCCATCACCCGGGGGGCGACGCTCTTTTTCTCGACGGCTTCCGTGAACCGCTCATATTCGAAGTAGTGTCGAATCACTTGAGGTTCGATCTTGTCGAACGGAGGATTGGACATGTCCCACCATTTGTGGCCGTCATACTCTGGGGCAAACTCCACCAGCGATATGTTTTGGCCGGAGGCGAACAGGTTGTTGACCCATCCGGCGAAGTCCTTCTCTTTAGCCGGGTCGGAAACCCGGGACTTGAAGTCAGACTTGTCGATCTTGACCGGTTCAGCAGGCTTGGCCGGTTCGTCTGGGCTCTTAGGCTCATCTTTCTTGGCCTTGCCCATCAGATAGTCAAGGCTCATCGATCGACCACCCGCTTCACCACTACTGTCGAAGAACTGGACAGTCTTGATCTCTCCTGGCTCGCCCAGCTTGATGTCGATCGGGGTCATACTCGGACCTGAGCCCGAGATTTCTTGTGTGAAAGTGTCAAAGTAGGGCGGTCTGTGGTATGCACCGCCACGGCAACCGAACAGGACATTCTCGCCGTCCTTAACAGCAAAGGACCATCCACGTTTCATCAGCTGGCTCTGCACCATTTCTGCTGCTGCGACGGACTCCTCACCGAGGGACGGGAGATAGACGTTGTTGATCGTCTTGTTCTTCAGCATCGCCGGAATCCACTGAAAGTGCTTGGACAAGATGTCGACGTTGGCAAGGACTGCCCAGATCGGCAGTAACTGGCCACCCATCGTGATTTCGACGTCCCAAGTACTGTCGCCCATCGCACCGCGAACGGCGTTTTTGACGTTGCCCTGCTTGATACTCTGCCAAGTGGCCTGAACGTTCGGGAGTGTCTGATCTTCCTCAAACGTGTACTTACGGAAGATTCTAAGCTTCATGTACTGGTTCTCACCCTTGGGGATGAGCCAGAATCCGACGGACTCGCCCTTCGGGGATGCTTCCGGAGCAGCTTCTTTCAGCTGGTGGTGAACCTGCATCCGTGGAACAATCGGTGCGGGAGCGGCTGGAGGAGCCGGAATGGACGTGTCCTGACGACCGACTAGGAATCGGGACGGACGCGCCGTAGTTACGGTGCTACGGCGTTTGTTGTTCTGGCGCTGCTGTATTTGGCGAAATGGGTCCACCAAGATACTTACTAAGCTTTGGCCCAGACAAGCCCAGAGTCTGTGACTTCCATGAGAACTCGACCGGCAGTCTTGAGGGACTGGAGGGAGGAGTTGACGGCGGCGACGGGCTTCGAGAGTGCTGCCGCGACTTCGGAGGTCGTCATCTTGTTGAGCAGGACCGCGAGGATGGCAGACTGAGACTCGGTGACGGGTTTGGGGGCGGACGGCACGACGACCAAGGTCTTGCTTGCGGGAGGAGCGAGGACGGATTGAATCATCGTCTTGCCACCACCCATAGGAGGAGCTTCCAGCATCGTGATCTTGGGCTCGTCGCGTTTCACGACAACCTCGATACCCTTCCACCAAGCATGGGCGGAGCCGCCTTGCTTTTCAATCTCTTTGACCTGCTTGAGAGCGGAACGGAACTTGGCACAATGAGCGGCGGTTTGACACCACATTTCGAGGTCATCGCGGTGGATCTTCGTGTCTTTGTGCACGTTAGGTGGTTGGTTACTCATGCCATAAGGTAGCACATGAGTGTCACTTTGTCAAGTACTTACTGCCACGACGCTTTGTACCGAGGATCGCTTGAGTACTTGGCACCACGATCGTTGGCGTCTTTTTTGGCGGCTTCTCGACCTTGAGAGGCGAGAGTCTTGTTGTAAAGGGCGATTGCCTCTTCACGGGTAAGTTTGCTGATGATGAACCGCATGCCATCATCCGGGTTCTTGAAGCCATGAAGGCCACCGACGAAGGCATTCTCGACGTCGCCGTGAGACCAGCTCATATCAGCTGGATCGATGCAGTCACTACCTTCGCATCCGGCGACGGTAGCCTCAAGAAGGGACTCAGCGATCTTATTCATCTTTTTCATCTTTTTCAGGCTTGGAAAGGGAATCACAATAAACGAACGACCACTTGGACAGGCACTCACCAAAGGAACCGAAGTCGGCGTCGGCAAGAGAGCCCTTTTTAGTGATCAGGTACTTCTTGCTGAAGCAGAAGGCGCTCATCTCTGTGAAGACAGTGTCTTGAAGGGTCTGAGTGTCTTCGGGGCTGTAAAAGGCAGAAACACCTTCATTCATGTACTCGATCCGTTCAGCCTTAACCTTGAACTTCTTCGAGAAGGCTTTGACGAAAGAATCGTGTTGGTCCTCGTACTTGCATTCGGCTAGGATATCACCCTGAACGCCAACCCGGTATGGCATGGTCTTTTCCATGACCTTCAGGTCGTTGTAGGACTCGTCGAGCAAGCGTGACGCCATTTCGTGAACCTGTCCGCCGCGCTGGATCTTGCTCATCAAGGAGCGAGCATGGCGAGCGTGCTTTTCAACGATCTGGTGACCGGTGAAAGTTGGGTAGCAGGAGAACGAGGCCCGGACTTTCTTGAGGGATTCGGCATAACGACGGATTGTGTCGTTACGAGTCCGGATGACATGCTGCTCGAACCCTTTGATCGAGTTGAAGGCACGATCGACGGACTCTTGAAACTCTTCAGCTCCACTGGAGTCTTCAATCGACTCCGTAACATCTTGACCCTTGATGAGACCACGGATCACTGAAGGTTGATGACAACCCTCGACTACAAAAGACCCCCACTCCCGGCGGGAGAGGAGATCCTCTAAAAGATGCGAAACTGGCTCGGGTTTGTCAAACATTACTTGCGGCGTTGAAGACGTGCTTTGCGGGCAGCGTGAGCGGCACGGCGGCTTTCTTCGATGTTGATTTCAGCAGGAGGGTCGGGAAGCTGTTCGCCATCGCCGAAACCTTCGGCAACACGCTTTTTATCAGCTTTCACGAGAGCGCCGATCCCCTCGATGAGGTTCACGCCGTCCGTCATGGAGCGCCAGGCAAGACCGTGGCGAACGCGAGGAAAAGCAAGCTTGTTGTTCGACTGGCGAACAGTTTTACCCTTGTCGAATCCACGAGCAAGAGGATTGCCCTTAGCAGGCTTGGCACCTTTACCAGCCAGCTTGTTGTTGAAGGGCTTGTGATCGAGCGGATTTGGCTTGCCGCCAGCTTCGGTGAGTTTCTTTTTCATGGTTGGGTTGGAAAGGGATACGTAGTGATCGCCGGTTAGGCTTTAGATTGCTTCGTGAACTGATCGCGATGCCCTCGGACAGCCTTGGTGACTTTTTGGACATCCTTGAGGTTTCCCTGCATGGCGACCCGGCGAGAAATGTCACCGCTTCTCACCATGTCGTGAAGCTTGCGGCGATCTTTAGGAGAAAGGCTCATGGTGCGATGTTGAGGGCGTCATCAGCGAGAGTGCTGGCATTGACACGGTACTGGAGACCGACCTGAGTGATCAGGTTTCCGGAAGCCGTGAGGCGGAGATGAGCCCGGGTCCACGTCACTTTGAGAATGTGACCGGAAAGCGGCTGGATCGTGAAGGTAGCAGCGACTTCGTCGGCGGAAATCGGAAACTCCTTATCGACCCAAGTGATGCCGTCGTAGGATTCCTCGAACTTGTACACCATGACGTTGTCCGCCGAGGTGTTGTCGAGGATGACCTGCAGACCGCCCTGCACGTTGCTGAGGATTTCGAAGATCGTCCCAGCGGACGCGGGGACTTCTTTGATGAAGTTGGTTTGCTTGATCATGAGGATACGTAGTTACAGGAGACCAGCTCCAGAGATATCTGGGTTCTTTTGATTGGTGAACACTACGTTTGCCGCGTTGTAGACGGTACCTGATGGCATCGCACACACACCAACAAAAGTGACTGTACTATTTGGAGCCGAGATGTCATTGAACGCCCTATCAGACCCAGAAATAGTCACAGTACCAGCAGAGCCCATAGAGCCTGCTCCGTAGCCGCCACCGCCAGACACGCTGACGTTGTATCGCCCCGTGCCGCTCCCAAGTCTTCTGAGGTTTGTGACACTCAGCGTACCGCCGCTTCCCCCGGAGGCATCACCGCCACCGACTCCATAATCACCATTTCCCCCTAAAAGCTGAAGTCCCACGTTGCTGCTAAGGGTGTATCGGCAGTTGGTCAGGGTTATGTTGCCACCTGTGTTGCCGTTATTGCCGACTCCTCCATTGCAGTACATGTTGCCATTCACGAGCGTGCAACTCGTGAGTGTAACATGAGCACACACTCCGCCACCGCCGTTAGCAGTCCCGCTTCCACCACTTCCGCCAGTAGTTTGAATGTCCCCGGTGATCGTGCACCCGTTAGTTCCGGTGATGTTGCCGCCATTGCCGCCATTACCCCCAGAGGCCCCATAGGAGTTGTCGCCCACGCCACCTTGGCCTCCGTAGGTGTAGACTCCAGCCCCCAAAACACAACCGCTAGCGATAACACCACCAGCATTGCCGCCCTGTCCTCCGGATGCAGAATCCGCGCCATTGCCACCTTGTCCGCCGTATACGTTCACAGCGCCTGCGATAGTACAGTCGGTCAACGTTAGTGACCCACCTGCCCCAGCGTTGCCGCCATTGCCATACATTCCGGAGGAAGCAGAACCAGCGCTACCGCCGTACGATGCTACAATCCCGCCGATGACGCATCTGGTAAGAGTCTGTGATCCTCCTCCCGCCCCGTTCCCACCTTGACCGTTGTCGCCACTACCACCGCCGCCGCCGTACGACAGTACGCTGTATCCAACGTAAGCGTCGGTAAGAGTAATAGTTCCACCAGTTCCACCGTTGTAACCTCCAGAAGAAGATGGTGAGCTACCAAGACCGCCATACGTGGTGACATATGTTAGGTCAACAGTCAAATCGCTCTGGATGTTGACGTTATACCCGGGGCTACCGTCCGTTATACCGAAGGCCGAGACAGAAGTGATAGAGGACACTCCACTTCCGGCTCCCCGGATGCCTATTCTGGATGGCCAGTCAGCCGTGACTACGATGCTTGCGAACCCACCAGCACCGATATCGATCACATAGTTTCCAGAACCTGCCGCGATCGCAAGGTCCCATGCTGCTTGAGGGGTTAATAGAGCATCCGACGTCGGATCGGTGCCGCCGTTGCTATCGCTGCCGCCAGTTCTGACGTATAGTGGTGTATATCCGGTCCAGTCCATGTGGTTAATATCCTCCTACGATTGAGATGAGCATCCAGTCGGTGCCGTTGTGTTGAAGTTGAACGATGTAAGTCTTTCCGGAAGTGAGAGTCTTGGGCCACACCAAGAGCGATTCGTCCGGGATCTTGATGGAGGCGTTCATCGAGAGATCGCGAGCTGCCCCGGATGCCGTAATGAAGATCCTCATCACGTAGCCTTCAGCACCTCCGGTCGGAACCGCGAGAGTCGTCGTACCCGTAAGAGCCATCTTTTGAAACTTGCCGTTTGTGTAGGCGAGCGTCTGGGTGCCCGAGACACTGCCGACGTTATAAGGGGCACCCTCTTCGAGAACCTGTTTGACTCTGAGGGACCCTAACGCAGCATTGACCACATCATTGACTTGAAGCACCCCCACAGTAGGCTGTGTGATTGTGGTTTCGAGAGTTTGATACGCAAGGGTTGTTCCTGTCCACCCGACTACCCCGTTTGATCGAAGCGCGAGCCCAGGAGTTGACCACGCGGTAGCGTAAAGGATAGCGTCATTACCGGCTGCGGCGTAGTTGGTGGTTATCAGCCCGCCCGACATCGAAGCATTGCCCGCGATAGACACGCCCCCGGCAGCTCCAATACGCACACGTTCAGTGTTGTCTGTTGCCAGCACCATATCCCGGGCTGTACCTCCGACCGACCCCTTCTGCGTTGATAGCCAGAAGTCGTTTGAACCGTTCCGGAAAACACTGAACCGTTCGTAGGTGGTGGCATCCGTGTTTGTTCCGAAGAACGAGATGCCAGACGTCTTATGAATACGTGCCGCTAAGTCTGCGGCCACTGGCATGTCAAAAGTATTCTTCTGAAAAATATCGAGTCCTGTGTCCCCCGGGGAGTTGGCTCCTATCCCGGTGCCTCCAGCAGTTCTCCAAATAGCGGTGTTGTTAGCGCCTCCAACCGAAAGGCCGTCATTGAACGCAATGGATGGCATGTTCTCTATGTTCGTGACGTTGGAGAAGTTTACAGCATAAAAGGTTTGTCCGGCCTTGCCGAGATAGAGTCGGTTGCCAGAGGATGGAGGTAGCAAGAACAACGATCGAACGCTCCCGTTTGCTGGGTCGTCCACGACTTCTATACCGCCACCAGTGTCTACTGCTCCGGTCTTAGAAATAGTGAGCTTGTCTAGTACACTGACAACGCCAGCTGCAGAAATACGCATGCGTTCCACGTTATCGGTCGCTAGCACGATAGGACGCACTGTTCCGCCATCTACGCCGTTATCAGAGTTGATCCACACTTCATTCGCATGGCTTTGCCAGTCCACGAACAAACCTTCTAGGTTGGTTGCACTTGTCCATGTGTTCAAAACTCCGAACTGCTGTGCGGCGGTGTAGGAGTGCTGCCATATCTGGTTATTGATCGCGCCAATACGGAAAAATCCGCCGTAAGCTACGTTGTTCACCCCCATGGCTTGCGCGGAAATTCCCTTGTCAGAGTATAACGCCCCGTCACCGAACTGCGCAAAGGTCACGTCCCCATACAGACCACGAATTGTAAAGGGCGCGCTCCCGTCTCCTTTCCTAACTGCCCCATCCGCGTACATGGTAAAATCTCCTACGCTGACATGCCCATCATCATAAGCAGCAAGGACTCCTCCATTCAGGTAAAGAGCATCAACGTCTCTGGTGATCGCGTCCACTCCATCAAACTTAAGTTTATTGCTCCCATAGATGTTGAGCCCGTCAGGCTGGATCGCAAACACCCGGGAACTGTTGAACTTCCATTCTTCAATGGCGCTATCCGGATCGTAGTTAGTACCAACAATGTTGCTGGTTGCACCGATGAAGTTCACAAACTCACCATCCCATTCCTGAGCAAACGTAGCGTATGGAGTGGACGTTGTAGCGACCGGACCATACACCGCAATCGTGGCGTTGTTCATCAAGATCGTACCACTGGCTGTGAAGCCTCCGGTGATGGTTGGCCCAACAAGTGCACCGCCATTTGCCAACACAACAGATCCGGACCCGGTTGTCGCTTTTTGACTCAGTAGGCCACCACTGTTCATCAGCATGTAACCACTTGTACCGTTCAGAATTGTGGACACACCGTTCTCAAGCCCGGTTTCAAGCCCATCGAGAACGAAAGTCTTGATCTGATCGGCAGTGACTTGGCGGGACCGAGCACCAACTGCGGCTTCCATTTCGTACATGTGAACCACATCCGTCCCGGATAGCGGTACGGTCAGCAGCGGGTAATCGGTGATCTTCTTGGCCTGGCCAAAGGCCGACCCGATAGCCATGACGGCCAGCAGTAGGGTGAGTTTGAGGTGTTTCATGCGTCAGTACAACTAGTTGGTGGATTCTGAGGTGTAGCCGCCGAAGTCTGAGAGGAACTGCGGCTCGTCCGAGAGTGGTTCTGGTTCGGTGGTTTCCGAAACGAAGACTTCAACGGCTTGACCAGCGTCCGCGTATTCCGGCGGCGAAGTAGGAAAGGTGGCTTCATAATCATCAAAATAGCGGTCGCCACCGGCCAAGAGCGCGAACGCCGTGCCCATCTCCTGATCAAGGAGCCTGAGGGCCTCGTAGCCAGCCTCAAGCCAGGCTCTGGTGTCTTGGAGTGGGTCTCCTGTGACAAGGAACGGTGTTATAGTCCGTTTCCATGAACTTTGTTGTGTGACTCGGTCGGTCCGATGTACTTCGGTGAGAACCCATGGCCCATGCTTACCGTCAACTCTTTCGAGGACTTGAAGCAGGAAAGTGCCAGCGGAGTTCCTGCCAAGCAGCTCCAGCCGGTTCACTCCATGAATGATGGCCTGGTTCTGGCCAGTGAAGTTGTTGAAAAACTCTGCGATGGTCGGGCTCGACAGGTATGGGATACCGCCAAGCCAATTGAACGCCGTATCGTTCGGGTGATACCCGGCGTATGTGATTTGATCGGTATGGTTGGTCTCCACCCGGATAACTAGGCTTCGTAATCGTGCCCGCGTGCCTTCATGATGCGGATCAGAAGGTCTTCGTAGGCTGACTCAGCTGCACGGCTTTGAATCCACGCATCGAACTCCGCGATCGTGCTTTTGTCCATCGTGAGATCTCGACCATGCACCAGAGTATTGAGACGCTGGACGAACTCATTGTCTTGATAGTCTTGAGTGAGACCGGAAATGCTGCGAAGAATGGGGCGGACTGCTTTCCCATGCTCTTCCGACCACGCTTCGACTCCTTGATTGATCGAAGTAGCCAGGAAATCCAACAGCATTGCGGACGTGGTACCGAGAGCCCGAGCATTCACGAGATCCTGAAACGCGTCAAACGGGTCGTGCCCGGTGAAGGAACGCTCGGATAGGAGCAGACTCTCGATCAGGTTGACGCCGTCGATAAGGCTTCTCCAAGTGATTCCGAGGCGAGAGATCGGTAGCGCCATGCGATTCCGATCTCTCGCCGCTTTACCACGCCCTTTGAAGACGCCAGTCCACGGGTTTTCGGTGGACTTAGCGTGACTTCCCGCAAACTGGTTGCGAGGCGGCTTATGGTCGAGAGGGTTGGCGGCTTTCATCAGCTAGGCTGATTAGTCCAGCATCGTAACTGGGTAAGCGCGATCGACCGAGATTTCGAGGGTGATACCGGCAGGGCTGGTACCTTCGTCATCGTGATCGAGCTCATCATACTCAAGGTTCATCGGCCAGACGCCCTGAAGCTTCCAAGCGCGACCTTGGAAAGACTGAGCGAACACCTCACCGGCACACTGGCTGGCAGGCATCCCAGGAGGGAGCAAGTAAAGGTCGGCCTGCTTCTTGTAGTCGCGAGCCCAACCGATCGCACCAGTCCGGAGACAGATGACTTGTTTGTACCACTTGGAAAGAATCTTGATCGTATCCACGTCGATGAAGTCGCGGAAGGAGATCGAACCGGAAGCAAACGGCGAGACGGAACCGGCATAGCGCATCGTCTCATTGAAATGCTTCACCGAACCCTGTGCCATCTGGAGACCCGGGATCTTGACACTCTTGGTGACCAGCACCAGCTTGTCAGTCTCATCCAGACCGGAGATGACCAGTGCAAAATTGCTCTTGCGTTGAGGTTCGAAGCCCCCGCCTTGGTGGAGGAGTGAATTGCCAGCGAATGCGGAAACGGAACTCATAGTTGATTTTTGTTAGAGATAAGTAGCAGGGGTGTTTAGTCTTTCAGCATTTTGCGGATTAACTTTGCGGATTCACCCATTCGTACATGGGCAACAGGCTCCTGAACTGTCGGCGGACGAAACCGGCGAAGCTTTTGAATCGCCCGGTCATGCGTCATCGTCTTCCGAGCATCTTGGTATTTGTTCCAAGGGATCTGCAGCTCACGGAGCTGGTCCATGAGTTCCTTTTGGCTCTGCTCGGAGAGGTTCTCAAACTTCCACTGCTTAGGCTTCGACATGCGAATACCTAAAGGAAAAGTCGAACTATCGTCTATTTCTGAATGCCTTGGCGTCTCTGGCCAGGATCTCGTTTACCTTTTGCCGCCAAACCACTCTTAGGGCGTGCGGGTCGTGATGGGTGGTGCGAAGTGCGACCACTTTAGACCCAGCGGCGTACCAGTCAACTGCGTATCCTTCTTTGCGAAGTTCTTGGCAGGCTTCCTCGATCACCTTTTTGCCGACGTCCGACGGCTCTGTGAACGGGACACCTTTAGCGATGATATCCGGGCAACATGGTGTGTACTCGTCGCCGATCGTGGTATTAAAGTCTCCGTACTTGAGTGGAGCGTGACTGTCCGGCGCGTCGGCGAGAAGGTCTTCCTCGACTTCCACCTCTTCCAGTGCTTGAAGTGGAGACTCGATCTCCATGATGTCCAGTTCGTCTTCGATCATCGTCTTTTTAGGTTACGCTGGCGTTTACGGAGCTTCCATTCTGCCTTGGCCTCGTGTCCGAAAGCGGTGGCGTCATCACTCGACCCGTCGTCAGGCATCGTGGCCATCATCTGGACAAACCAGTCAGGAGTGTTCCTGAGGACGTACCACCTCTTGAGACAGACCTGCAAGAATATCGACCTGAACATCAGCAATATCGCAAACGGGAGCCTGAGTAGATGCGTGAGTATCGAGGTTGTCTTCAAGGCGCGGTCGTAATCGTGATCGTGTAAGAGGAAACTGACGACTCCTCACCATTGATGAGCAAGAGTCCAGGTGTGTACGAGAGTAGAAAGCTGTCGCCGTCGCTGGTCGTCGTGATGGTGTTTTCGGGGAAGTGGTGCGGGAACTTGCTGCACCACGGATCAGAAATGCCGTCGATCGAGCGATGCCCGTCCAGCATCGACTTCAGTCGAATAAGTGCCAGAGCGGTGTAGAGGTTGTCCGGGGTAATCTGGGTAGTTCTGGTCTTTCCGTCCATCGACACCGCACAATGAAAATCCAGGCTTGAAAGCCAGTACAACGTCGCACAAGTCGGAAAGCCTCCGCGCTTTCGGAGAAGCCTCTTGATCTCGAATGTTGCTAGCTTCCAACCTTCCACGCCCGCTAGGCTTTTATACCGGGGCACCTTGCTAACCACTTTTGTTTCAGGCATAACGAACTGTAACACCTCTTAGCTGTTTGTCAACTATCGAGTCGTAGTCCCCTCTTCGCCTTCGATTAGGCCGCGTGCAAAGGTCCTACATTCTGGGAGTGCGACCACATAGCCAACATGGTCGTTTGCTCCGACGCGCCGTTTGATGATTCGAACAGCATTGCCAGAGTTCCCCTCGATAACGTTGAGCCATTTGCCGTCATGACTCACCCGGAGGATGATGCCAGTGTGGCCAGTGCCGTTTGAGTGCACCATAATGAAAATGTCGCCCGGTGCTGGGAAATACTCTAGAGTCCGAGCAGTCTTTTTGGTCTTGGAGAAGCGCCAGAAGTCGGCGACCATCCCAAACTTGCGACCCCAAGGCAAGAACCCGAAGGCGGCGTTGAAGACCCACATCACGAAGGCGAGGCACCACGGATTGGCAGAAATACCGAGGAACTCCAGGAACTTACGGACTAGCGGACCCCAGTTGGAGCCGTCCGGGGTTTCCTTGGCACCAAGCTCTTTGAGAGACGTGGTGAGGACCAGCTTGCGATCTTCAGGAAGGCCAGCCGGGATTTTGTTTCTGATCGTCTTGGAGATGTTCTCAGTCCGGGCTGCTTGCTCTTTTCCGGACGGGTTGTTGAGAGCCCACCACGTGCTAGGTCCGACGACGCCGTCTGTGGTAAGAGGGGCACCGGCAGGACCGCAGTGGGTTTGCTGAAAATGAACAGTTGAAGAATGGGTGTAAGGACCAAACTCACCATCAGCCCGGGCAGT